TATCCTCCAATATTTGAGCAGACATTTCATCATCTTGCTCTTGTTGTTTAACAAAGTCTAACCACTCTTGACTGTTCTTGTCAACAGTATCAAACCATTCTCTAAATACTTTACTCATATTATACCTCCTTTTATATTAAAAAATGTTTTAAAGTATTAAGTTCTTCTTCGGATATATTCATAACAGAATTAACCCAAACACAACTTGTATCATTCCAATACTTTTCTGCATCTTTATCAAAATAATCATTATCTTCAAAATCTATACCAAAAAATTCAGATAAGATTTCTCTATCGGTTATCTTGCCCTCCAGATAATCAGTTTGATTAAAGTTATTATAATAATTCCATTCGTTATATTCTCTTTCTCCGTCTTGTATTCCTATCCTAACTATTATCATATCATCCTCCTCGTTTAAAATTAGGTGGTAGTTTTTTAGTTCCGAAGATGACTACCAACTCCTCCAACAGCAACATAACTATCGGTTTTTATAGTGCCTGTCAACACTAGTTTTTCAGCAAACCAAACTGCCTATCTCGGAATTATACTCTTGCTCTAGGCTCTCAAGAGTTTTGTCCTTCCTTACTCGGACAATTTGTAGTTAGTGCATGGTGGTTTAGTTCTCATTTACTTTTATCCTTAACCCTATCTTACAAAGGATTTTACAAAGGCTCACTCCTAACTACAAAACTATCTTAACATACCTCCTTTTAAATTACAAGCTTTCAATATAATCTAAAGCTATTTGTATTTGATTTAGAATATGTTCTATATCTTTTTGTAATTCTTCTAGGTTTATATCGCTACTTTGGTTTACTGCAACATCATCCAGCAGACAAGCTGTTGATATGTCAGCTTCTTTCAAAGCATCATAACAGTTCTCTTTACTATAGAATTTCATATTCCTTGTTCCTCGTATCGCCTGTAAGCTTCCACCTCAGCATCTTCAAAACTCATACCCTCATCAACACACTCGTCAAAGAGTCTCTCTAACTGTTGTGCATTGTGATCGTCTGCATCAACTATCATCTGCGTTCTCCTTTAAATCAGGATTAGTTCCACAATCGCAATTTGACACTACTTCTTGAATCATATCTGCTAACCAAAATACAGAGCAGTTATCATTATCTTTATTGGCTTTAATTAAAGTTTCTATAACCTCAATCATTTCTGCTTTATTCATCTGCGTTCTCCGTTAGTTCAACCTCATAAAAGTTTTCATCAAAAGCCTGTACTTCATTTGCCCACTTCCAATCGGTATCACATTCATGGTAGTTATTTACCTCAATAACTTCTCCATTTTTTAATTCAATATAAAGTGTTGTCCACTTAACTGAATAATCTTCGACATCATCCCAATCTATATCTAAATCTTCCAAATCATATTGTAAGACTTGTGTATATTGGGCTTCAATATATCTTGCTTTATTCATAGCTTACCTCTTTGTTATCAAGCATAGGTATCTGCTTTCCAAGAAGTTAAAGACAATACCTCTACTTGTTTTGTAGATGGTTCTGTTATCAACCCTTGATGATCGCTTGTTGTTAGCAATCCTAAACTTCAACCCCAACAAATTCACATGGTGGAATTTCTTGTTGCTGTTATCTTTATCACTAAATGTTTTTACATTTATCATATCATTCACTCCTAGCTATTACGCTAATTGTATTACATTAATTACAAAGCCGGACGTATCTTGTCTAGCTTTGCCCTTTGCTTTCAGACCAACCACGCTATTTGGTTCGTCTAGAAATCTCATATCATGGGTATCCCCATCAATAACTTTTAATCCCTTGAACATACTCGGTAGTATTTTGTTCTTGAATACTACTGCTTTGTTGTTCGGTACTTTGTCAAACATCTTGGCATACTTGTCATTCGC